TCAGACGAGGGGGATGGCGCGGGGAAGAAGTCGCCCATCGAGGTCAGGTTTGACGAGTTCTGGAACGCCTACCAGAACAGGACATACAAGGCCCACGGCCGCGCCCTGCTGCGGATGGCCGAGATCCTGAAGGAGACAGAGGCCCCGGCAGTAAAGGGAAGTAAAAGGCAGTAAAGGGCAGTAAAATCCATTGAACGGCAGTAGCGCCCTGTGCTACACTGTACCATGTCGAAAGACCGCCGGACACCCGGACAACGCCGGGGAGCCGTCCGACGGACACCCGCCCAACAACCGAACAACGACAGCGAGAAAGCCGTCGGGCAACCACAAGAAGCCCGGCGGCTTTTTTCTTTTCCCCTGAAGGAGGTGACAACCATGGCGGGCGGCAGCATATCCATCCAGATCGAAAACCTGCGGCAGCTCGTCGCAGACGTGCAGGCCATCGAGGCCGGCGGCCGCAAGGCCATCAGCAGCACCGTGAAGGACGTGAAGGCCCGGGCCCCCGGCTGGATCGCACAGGAGGTCACGGCAGTCTACAACATCAAGAAGGGCGAGATCACGCCGTCCAGTGGAGGCAAGCCGAAGAAGATGGCGGGCAGCATCCGCATCACAGGCGAGACCATCGAGGAGCTCACCCTCGTCTACAAGGGCCGGCTCTTGACCCCTGTGCACTTCGGCATGACACCCAAGGCCCCGCCGGCTGGCAGGAGCTACACCCTGAAGGCGCAGATCCTCAAGGGCAGCAAGAAGGTCATCGGCCGCTACAAGAACACCCGCACCAAGGGCGGGCCCTACTCGCAGCGGTCTCACTGGATCCTCATGGGGGCAGGCAACACCAAAGCCGACGGCACGAGCTGGATCCCATTCCAGCGCATGAGCAAGACCCGCACCGACATCCAGAAGATGACCACCATCTCGGTGCCGCAGATGATAACCAGCGACCGCACCAACGAGGCCATCATGCTGAGGCTCAACACCGAGACAGCCAAGCGCCTCGACCACCACCTCAAGCGAGCCCTCGGACTATGAGCCGAGAGCCACCGCCACGGCCAGCAGGCCGCCCGCCAAGGCGGCCGAGCACACCGAGGCAAGCCAACACCCGCGCACAAAAAAGACGCGGCACGCGGCCTCACAGAGGCCACCACGGCCACGCAGCGCGGCCGAAGGTACTGTGACGCACCCCTGACGCCTGCGGTGCTGGCGAGCCCAAAAAACGCGCAGACTCCAAAAAGTTTTTCCGGGCCGTTTCGCTTCGCCCGGGGGCCTGCGCCGATCATTTTCCTGACCTCACGAAAATGGTGGGGGCACGGCAGCACGACAGAAAGGAGGGGACGCCATGCCGAACACCAACACCAAGCTCGTCGACAGCAAAACCATCGCGGCCCTGTTCGAGCTGACGCCCCGCCGCATCCAGCAGCTCACCAAGGAGGGCATCATCACGGCCACCAAGGAGGGCAACGCCAACCGCTACGACCTGCTGCCGACGATCCAGAAGTACATCAGATACCTGACGGCCAAGGCCAATGGCCGGGAGCCGTCCAAAAAGGACGCCGAGATCGAAGGGCGCCGGCTCGAGGCCGAGGCCGACCTCAAGCGCAGCAAGGCAGACATCGCCGCGCTCCAGCTCAAGGAGCTCGAGGGCACCATGCACCGCAGCGAGGATGTCGAGGCCGTCATGACCGATCTCGTGTATAGCATCAGGTCGATGCTCGTGGCGCTGCCCGGGCGTCTGGCCGTGGATGTCTCCAGCGCGGCCACCGCTGCGGAAGCGTCCGACATCATCCGCGCCGAGGTCTACAAGATCCTCGAGGAGCTGGCCGGCTATAAATACGATCCCGAGGTCTATGCGCGGCGGGTAAGGGATCGGGAGGGATGGAGCGAGCTCTCCGATGACGCGGACGACTAAGAAGGCCGCCGCGAAGCTCAACGCCGCCATCTCGGGGGCGATCAAACGCTTCGCCCCGCCTGAGAGCCTGACCGTGGACGAGTGGGCCGACAAGCACCGCCGCCTCTCCCCCGAAAGCTCGGCCGAGGCAGGCCCGTGGCGCACCAAGCGCACCCCGTACCTCGAGGAGCCCATGCGGGCCTTCACGGATCCGAAGGTGCACAAGATCGTCATGGTCGCCGCGTCGCAGGTCGGCAAGTCGGAGCTCGAGCTCAACATCATCGGCTACATCATCGACCAAGATCCCGGCAGCATCCTCTATGTGCACCCGACCATCGACGACGCCAGAAAGTTCAGCCGGCTGCGCGTCGCTCCCATGATCCGGGACAGCAAGCCCCTGAAGGCAAAGGTGCACGATGTCAAGGCCAAGGACAGCGGCAACACCATCCTCCAGAAGTCTTTCCCGGGCGGTATGCTCACACTGACCGGCTCCAACAGTGCCTCGGCGCTGGCATCCACCCCCGCCCGCTACATCATCGGCGACGAGCGTGACCGCTGGGCCACGAGCGCCGGCACCGAGGGCGACCCGTGGGCGCTGGCCGAGGCCCGGCAGGCGACCTTTTACAACGCCAAGGCCGTCGAGGTCTCGACCCCGACCATCAAGGGCGCCAGCAACATCGAGACCAGCTTCTACCAAGGCACACAGGAACGCTGGTGCCACCGCTGCCCCGAGTGCGGGGAGTACAGCGAGATCGTGTTCGACGCCATCCACTTCGAGCCCGAGGCCAAGCGCGTGCGCGGCAAAAAGGTCTGGAGCCTGAAGGGCGGCGTCTCGTGGGCCTGTCCCGCCTGCGGCTGCCTGATCCCCGAGGAGACCATGCGACGGCAGCCGGCCAAGTGGATCGCAGAAAACCCCGACGCCTACAAGAAGGGCGTCCGCTCGTTCTGGCTCAACGCCTTCAGCTCCCCGTGGACACCATGGGAGAAGATCGTCCTCAAGTTCCTCGACGCCAAGAACGACCCGCAGCGCCTCAAGGTGGTCTACAACACCCTGCTCGGCCAGCTATGGGAGGATCGCGGCGACCTCGAGGACGAGGACACCATGCTCGCCCGCCGTGAGGACTACGGCACACGCCCGGACGGCACCCCCGTGGAGCTGCCCGACGGCGTGCTGGTGCTCACCTGCGGCGTGGACACACAGGACAACCGGCTCGAGTACGAGGTCGTCGGCCACGGCAAGTACGGCGAAAACTGGGGCATCGTCAAGGGCTACATCATGGGCCGGCCGGACACCCCCGAGGTCTGGCAGCGGCTCGACGATGTCGTCGACCATGTCTACAAGTTCAAGAACGGCCGGGGCCTGAAGATCTCCATCACCTGCGTCGACTCCGGCGGCCACTTCACCCAAGAGGTGTATGAGGCGTGCCGGGCCCGACAGGGCAAGCGCGTGTTTGCCATCAAGGGCAAGGGCGGCGACGGGATCCCCTACGTCTCCCCGCCGACTAAGGTGCCGATCCGGGACAACAAGAAGATCACCTGCTGGCTCTACACCATCGGCGTCGACGCCGGCAAGGCTGCCATCATGGCCGGCCTGAAGGTGCAGGAGCCCGGCCCGAAATATTCCCATTTCAACCGGCACCCCGACGCTGGCTACGACCTCAACTACTTCAACGGCCTGCTCTCCGAGAAGCTGGTGCTCACCAGCACCCGGAGGGGCGACCGCTGGGCGTGGGAGAAGCTGCCCGGCCACAACCGCAACGAGGCCCTCGACTGCCGGGACTATGCCAACGCCGGCCTCAAGATCATCAACCCCGACATGGACGCAGTCGAGCGCCGCCTGCGCGGCCTCGAGGAGCAGCCAAAACCGGCGCCGCAGCGACGGGCGCGCACCAAGCGCAGCAGCTCCAGCGCCTTCGACGACTGGTAAGGAGGACACGACCACATGAAAACGCGCAAGACCATCGAGATCGAGCTCACCGGCAAGCGGGAGCGGCTCGAGCTCTACCTGAAGCGGGAGGCCGAAATGCTGAGCGGCGGCGTGCAGAGCTATGGCATCGGATCCCGCAACCTGTCCCGCTACAACACCGACCTCGCCGCCATCCGGGCGGCCATCAAGGAGCTCGAGGACGACATCGCAGCCCTCGAGGCCCTGCTCAACGGGCAGCGCCCCCGCAAAGCCGTGGGCGTCGTCCCCCGTGACTGGTGAAAGAAGCCCCGAAAGGGGCTTTTTTCATAGGCTGACGCCGGGAGTTTTCGCTCCTTTTCTCCCGGCGCCGGCCATTTTTACCCGAAGGAGGTGAGCACCATCAGCAGACGAAAGAACAGAAGCCGACCGCAGAGCGGCCGGCAGAGCCCCCGCCCCGTGAACAAGGGCTACGGCGACGCCGGCGCGAGCTGGCACAAGAGGTCGACCAAGGGCTTCAGGGCCTTCAGCGGCAGCCCCAAGGAGGACATCGACGCCCACAACTGGACACTCCGGCAGAGAGCCCGGATGCTCTACATGGCCGCACCCATCGCCACCTCGGCCATCCGCACTAACCGCACAAACGTGGTCGGCATCGGGCTCCAGCTCAAGAGCCGGATCGACCGGGAGGCGCTCGGCATGACGCAGGAGGCCGCAGACGCATGGCAGGCGCAGGCCGAGCGCGAGTTCAGCCTGTGGGCCAACAATAAAAGGGCGTGCGACGCCACTGGCGTCAATAACTTCGCGGCCATGCAGCAGCTCGCCCTCGCCTCGTGGCTGGTCAGCGGCGACGTGTTCGCGATCGTCAAGCAGTACGACCCGACGCCCCTCATGCCCTACTCGCTGCGCATCCACCTGATCGAGGCCGACCGCGTGGCAACCCCGACGAGCTCCGGCATCGTCACCCCCATGCTGCTGACCACCGGCAAGGCGGCCAACGGCAACACCATCTACGACGGCGTCGAGGTGGACAGCAACGGCCAGATCGTCGCCTACCACATCCGCAGCACCTACCCCTTCGAGCTGGGTGCAGCGGCGACCAAGTGGGCCCGCGTGGAAGCATACGGCCGGCGCACAGGGCTCCCGAACATCCTGCACATCATGGAGAGCGAGCGCCCGGATCAGTACAGAGGCGTCAGCTACCTCGCGCAGGTCATCGAGCCCCTGCTTCAGCTCCGGCGCTACACCGAGAGCGAGCTGACCGCGGCCGTCGTGGAGAGCTTTTTCACGGCCTTCATCAAGACCGAGGCCGGCGCCGGCGACAACCCGTTCAACGAGGTGGGGAGCAGCCTGCCGGAAGTGACCCGGGATCCCAACGAGTACGAGATGGGCCCGGGACAGATCAACATCATGGAGCCCGGCGAGGATGTCACCTTTGCCGACCCCAAGCGACCGGCCAGCGGCTTCGACAGCTTCCTGCGCGCCATCTGCGAGCAGGTGGGCGCAGCCCTCGAGATCCCGGCCGACCTGCTCCTCAAGGCGTTCAACAGCTCGTACAGCGCCAGCCGCGCCGCCCTGCTGGAGGCGTGGAAAGCCTTCCGCATGAGGCGCAAGTGGTTTGTCGATGACTTCTGCACCCCCATCTATGAGATCTTCATCGCCGAGGCCGTGGCCCGCGGACGCATCAGCGCCCCGGGCTTTTTCGCTGACCCGGCAACCCGGGCGGCCTACCTCGGCGCCGAGTGGATCGGCCCCTCGCAGGGGCAGCTCGACCCGACCAAGGAGATCACGGCCGAGATCCTCGCCATCGGCGAGGGCATTACCACCCGCGAGCAGGCCACGATCCGGCTCAACGGCGGCCAGTGGGACGCCAACATCGACCAGCTCGTGATCGTGGCGTCGAACGCCATCCCGCAGACCGATCCGTATCTCATCGACCGCATGACCGCCATCGCAGCGCTGAAGGGCTGCGAGGTCCTGATCTGCATCAATAAATCGGACCTTGACCATGCCGACGAGCTGTGCGCCATCTATGAAAAGGCGGGGCTTCCGTTTCTGCTCACAAGCGCCGAAACGGGGGAGGGCATTGCCGAGCTGCGGGAGCGTATTTCCGGCAAGCTGTCTGCCTTTACAGGCAATTCCGGCGTTGGGAAATCGAGCCTGCTCAATGCGCTCGACCCACGCTTTTCCGTGCAGGTCGGCGAGGTCAGTCAGGCGCTCGGACGCGGACGCCACACCACGCGCCATGTGGAGCTGTATACCCTCTCCGGCGGCGCGGAGATCATCGACACGCCCGGCTTTTCCTCCTTCGATACCGACGAGCTCGGGCTT